GTCACTTATCATTAGTCCAACAGGCTCAGGAAAAAGTCTTATCATTTATTTAATGATTCGATACTTCTTGGAAAACTACAAGAACAGAGCGCTGATTATTGTTCCAACCACTTCGTTGGTAGAGCAAATGAAAAAGGACTTTGCTGATTATAGTTCTAACGATCCAGAGTTTGACGCAGACGTATTATGTCACCAGATTTATTCAGGTAAAGAAAAGCACAACTTTGAAGCTAACGTTGTTATTACCACTTGGCAAAGTGCTATTAAGTGTGGGAAAGGTTGGTTCAGTCAGTATGGTATGGTGGTAGGGGATGAGGCTCATTTGTTTAAAGCCAAAAGCCTTAATACTATAATGAATAATTTGTCAGGTGCTGGATATAGAATTGGTACAACAGGAACGCTGGATGGAAGCCAGTGTAATGAACTTGTTCTTATCGGAAACTTTGGTCCTATACACAAAGTAATTACTACCAAGAACCTTATTGATAATGACACACTTGCAAATCTTAAGATTCAGTGTATTGTTTTAAAGCACGACGATGTATTGAGAAAGGCCGTGGCCAAGATGAATTATCAGGCGGAGATTGCGACCATTGTTGAACATCCGCTGCGTAACGAATTTATATCAAAGTTAGCATTAACACAAAAGGGAAATACTCTTGTGATATTTAATCTTGTTAAGAAACACGGTAAGCCACTTTATAATATGATAAAAGAAATGGCTGACGATGACAGAAAAATCTTTTATGTTAGTGGAGAAGTGAATGCCACTGAAAGAGAAACCATTCGTGAAATTACCGAGTCTGAAAAAGATGCAATCATTGTTGCTTCTGCCGGAACTTTCAGCACAGGCATTAATATTAAGAACCTTCACAACATTGTATTTGCAGCTCCAACAAAAAGTCAAATCAGAGTGCTGCAAAGTATTGGGCGGGGACTACGAAAGTCAGATGACGGCCAAGGTACTACCATTTACGATATATCCGATAACCTTTCTTGGCGTAAAAGAAAGAACTATACCATGAAACACGCGCAAGAAAGAATTGAGATATATACTAGAGAAGGGTTTAATTACAAAGTTTTTGAAATCACAATGAATATGCCTGATGACACCAAGTGACGATTATCTTGACTATCTTAACAGCGTTGACATTCGTGCCATCACGACAACCGCTGGTCGCTGTATTGTCGGCGAGTATCACGGCAGTGACGAACATGGTTTGTTCCTGCTTAATGGATTTGTATTTGAACCCTTTGGTATTGAACCACTTTATCCTTTCAGCTTTAATGTTCCTTTCCTGATTCTTGACGAACGAATTGAATCAGAGATGGTTGCCGGAATTGCCTTGAAGAAACAGTATTATGATCAGTATACTGACTATAGGATCAAGATGTTCGAGGATGATACCCTTAATTGAACTTTAGTGGTTTTTTAAATCCACATAGGATTATTATATCAAATTCGTTTATGCCTGTAAAGGATAAAATGAAAAAGTTATAAAACAATTATATGTAACTTTTTTATTTACTTTATTCAATTTTTATAGTATAATAGTAGTATGCCAGAGCCAAGTAAGAAGCGTACACGACGGAGAAAGGACTCCGTTGACTACGTTAATAACAAAGAATTCGGAGAAGCCGTGGCGGAGCACGTCCGAGGAGTAAAAGAAGACGAAGCCAAAGGCAAAGAGCCTCGGCCAATTACCGATTATGTTGGTCTGTGTCTTTATAAAATCGCAAACGGTTTATCCCGTAGTCCCAACTTTATTAACTATACCTACAGAGAGGATATGGTTATGGACGCGGTAGAAAACTGCGTTAAGGTTATTAATAACTTTGATATTAACAAACCAACAAGAACCGGAGTACCAAACGCCTTTAGTTACTTTACTCAAATCAGTTACTTTTGTTTCCTTCGCCGAATTGCAAAAGAAAAGCGCCAAACTGAAATCAAGCAAAGGATTATCGACAACACTTCGATTGATGCCTTTGCTGAGTTTGGTACTGATGATATTAATGCTATTGGCGAATCAATTGTTGAAAGAATGCGTCACCGCAATGGAATGTGGGATGAAGAACACTGGATTGATCAAGATGAAGATAAACCCCTACCGAAGAAAAAGAAGCGGGGTCGTCCAGCAAAGAAGGCCGTTACCCATGGTCCTTTAAACGAATTCTTTAAAGAAGATGAGTAAAATAGCTGTAATTACTGACACCCATACCGGTGTCAAGAACGGTAGTGGGATCTTCTTGGATTACGCGGAAAGGTTTTACGATGAAGTATTCTTTCCTTATTGCAAGGAGAATGGTATCACTCAGATCCTTCACCTTGGTGATTACTTTGATCATCGGCGGTTTGCCAATATCAAGGTACTTGCCCGCAACAGAAGTATGTTCATTGATCGCCTTAGAGAAGAAGGTATGACCATGGATTTGATCCCAGGGAACCACGATGTTTTCTACAAAAACACAAATGATTTAAATAGCTTAACAGAAATTCTTAGTCATTACGATGACGTAATTAACCTTCACATGGATCCAACGGTAGTCAGTTATGATGGCTTGGATATTGGTTTACTACCTTGGATCAATGAAGAAAATTATGAAGAGTGTATTGACTTTATCAAAACAGTAAAGGCACCGTTCCTTGGCGGCCACCTTGAGCTTGCAGGATTTGATATGATGAAAGGCGTTCAGTCTTCTAGCCATGGAATGGCATCGGATATCTTTTCCAGATTCGAGTTGGTAATGAGTGGTCACTATCATACGAAAAGCGCAAAGGGAAATATCCATTATCTTGGTACTCCTTATGAGCTTACATGGGCCGACTGCGATGATCCTAAATACTTCCACGTAATTAATACCGAAACACGTGAGCTTACTCCAGTCCGAAATAAGATTACGATTTATAACCGTATGCGGTATGATGATATCAACTCAAGCGATGATGTTGAAGCAGAGCTGGATAAGATCGACTTTGATGCAGTAAGTGGATCATATATCAAAGTGGTTGTGGTTAACAAGAAGAACCCATTTCTTTTTGACAAATACATTGATGAAATTATTGCTAGGAATCCATTTGATTTGAAGATCGTTGAAAACTTTGACGAATACCTTTCTGAAAATGTAGATGAAACCGCGCTTGAATTAACTGACACAATCACCCTTTTAAATACGTATGTGGATTCTGTTCAAACTGACTTGAATCGCGATCGCATTAAAAACAAACTTCAAGAGCTTTACATTGAAGCTCAAACTCTGGATGCACTATGATTAATTTTAAGACAGTGGAATATAAGAACTTTCTTAGTGTGGGATCAAACCCAATTAAGATTGACTTTGCGTCTTCACGTTCAACCTTGATTGTTGGACACAACGGAAGTGGTAAAAGTCTCATGCTTGATGCACTAAGCTTTGCTCTTTTTGGTAAACCCCACCGAGCTATCAACAAGCCTCAACTTGTTAATAGCATCAACGGAAAGAAGTGTGAGGTAACAGTTGAGTTTAGTATCGGTACAAAAGAATACAAGATTGTTCGTGGTATTAAACCTAACATCTTTGAGATCTGGGTTGACGGTGAAATGATTAACCAAGAATCTCATTCACGGGATTATCAAAAGCTACTTGAAACAAATATCTTGAAGCTTAATCACAAAAGCTTTCACCAAGTTGTTGTTCTTGGTAGCTCAAACTTTATTCCGTTTATGCAGCTGCCTACTTACCAAAGACGAGCGGTGATTGAAGATCTACTTGATATTAGTATCTTTTCAAAGATGAATCAGGTCCTAAAAGAATCGAGTGGTAAACTTAAGGATAAGTTAACTGAAGCTGAACATGAACTGGAGCTGGTCAAGTCTAAGGTATCAATGCAAAATAAACACATTGATAAATTGATAAAGATTGGTGAAAGTAATGATGCAAAATACGAAGAGGAATTGAAAGAAGTTGAAGAGCAGATTGACGTATACATTAAAAGTAATCAGCAGCTGCTTGAAGAATATCAGGAAAAGTATCCTGTTGCTAAAGCAAAGGTTGACAAGCTTAATGAATCAATTGCAAGCATCAGCGATAGTGACAAAGGAATTGGAGCAAATATTGCTACAGTTGATAAGGACATCAAGTTTTATACTGATAATCGTTTCTGCCCGACTTGCTCCCAGCGGTTAAGTGAAGCTTTTTGCGAAGAGAAGATCGAGAAAAGTAAAAAGTGGAGAGGTAAACTCGTGGACGGTAAAGCCGCTCTTCAACAGCATCTTACTAAGGCAACCGCCGATCTTAAAGAAAGCCAAGAAGAACTTAATCGTATTCTCCAGCTTAACCATACCTTGACTACCAATCAAAGTTTGATTGCTCAATTTAATAAAAGAGCTGATGAACTTAAAAAGCAAAAAGGTTCAACATCTTCTGATAAAGATTTGACAAAGGCCAGGGCAGAGCTTGAGGATTTAAGAGAATCACGCGAAACGATTGGTAATAACAAGTCAGCCTTGATTGAAGAAAGACATTACAATGAAGTTCTTTCTGAACTGCTGAAAGACACTGGGATTAAGACAAAGATTATTCAGCAGTATCTTCCAGTAATGAACAAGCTGATTAATAACTACCTTCAAGTACTTGACTTCTTTGTTAGCTTTGAGCTTGACGAAAACTTTGCTGAAACAATCAAGTCTCGCCACCGCGATGCCTTTTCCTATTCTTCTTTTTCTGAAGGAGAAAAGCAGCGAATCGACCTTGCACTGCTATTCGCTTGGAGACAGATTGCCAAGATGAAGAACTCTGCGAATACCAACCTTCTCATGCTTGACGAAGTATTTGATGCAAGTCTTGATATTGATGGTATTGACAATCTCCTGAAGATTATGAATACCCTTGATGAAGAAACCCGTGTATTTGTTATCAGCCATAAGCAGGATCTACTTGAAGGAAAGTTCGAGCGAAAGATTGAGTTTGAACGCCGACAGAACTTTACAAACGTGAAATCCATCACCTAGTAAGATTATAACTCCATTGCTATTAATGAGTTACAATTGTGAAATCTGTGAAAATTGGCTCGTTTTGGATTAGTAGGTAAATTATACTGCTTTTGGATATTAACTACCCATTTCTCGTGATTTACTGGAAAATTGGGCCTGAAACCCCCGTATTCTGGGGGAATGTGAAAAAAATTCACTTTTTTAGCATTTTTCCCTGTACATTTTTGCGGAAATGTGGTAGAATATATCTGTAACGGTACTACAATCCCAACCACCCACTATATTATGACACCAGTAAACCCAACACGATTTGTGAATTCCGCCATTTATGATAATATCCTTCATGGGACATTTACTAGGTATTCTGAATTGCCTGACGGCTCGGCATTGCTCGAGGAATTCCGAAAGGAGAGACCAGTTTCCGTATTGGTTTACTCGGAGCGATTCGAGGCTGGAACCGAGGACGCTGCCGACTGCATAAAGGTGGCGAGGAAAAATTCCAAGTCCTACAATATGCTTTATTGCTAATATCCAACTTTTTATATTATGTTAGATACACTTAATCAGCCACAGCATAACGTTAGCTTTGAGCACCAGCGGCAACTCGCCAAGCTTCTTGCTAAAGAGAACATTCGAGTTCGCCAAGGTAATTATAAAACCGCTTTCTTTGATGTTAAGAAACGAGTCCTTGGCCTTCCTACTTGGAATCTTGATGATAAGTCTGTTTCCGACCTTCTTGTTGGACACGAAGTAGGCCACGCACATTGGACACCAGAAGACGGGATTGCCCAATACCACGACCGCTTTGGAAAAGAAGCTCCCTTTGACATTGCCAATATTGTTGAAGACATTCGCATTGAACGTAAGATCCTTGCTTCATTCCCTGGCTTGGTAAGAGCATTTACAAATGGCTATACCTATCTTCTTAATAACGACTTTTTTAAAATAAGGGACCGAGATATCAATGAACTTAACTTTATTGATCGTCTTAACCTTAAAGGTAAACTGCGACATCTTATTAATGTTCAGTTTGACGAATGGGAAACCGAGATTTATAACAAGTGCTTAAAGGCTGAAACCTACGAAGAGGTACTTGATATTTGCGGAGAGATTATTTCCAAGCTTCCAAAGGAGAAGCCTTCGACACAGGAAGAACCCGAAGAACCGTTCAACCCTGGGAAAGATTCCGGAGAGGATGGCGGAGATGATGATAGTCTAGACACTGACATTCGTGGAAACACACCTGACCCTTCAATGAATGAAGAAGACGGTGATAAAAATGATTCTGTTTCTGACCAAGATCAAAACGAAAATGGTAAAGATGAATCTGATCAAACAGCCGACACTCTTAATAAAGACGAAGAAGCTGAAGAATCATTGGCAGAAAAATCTGTTGGCACTGAAGGTAAGGATGACTATGACTATTCCGAGGCCATCTCAGAAACCCAACGTGCTCTTGACGAAGAACTGGAAAACTCTCAGGAAAAGTCGGACGGAACACTTTATGCCGATGCACCCAGTCTTGAGCAGATAGATAAGTGCATTTCTTCTCTTGACAAGGTTCGAGCCGCAAGGAAACAAAGGCTTTCACTATACAATAGTTTAATGACCGATCCCACCGAAGATGCGGTTTGGACCAATTTTAAGAAAGTATCCAAAAAGAACGTTGCTCTTCTTGTCAGAGAATTCGAGCGTAAAAAATCGGCATACGAATATTCCCGAGCACAGACATCGGCAACAGGATCTATCGATCCAAACAAGCTTCACTCTTACAAATACGATGATCAAATCTTCAAGTCGGTTACAAGGTTGGCCACTTCAAAAGATCATGGAATGGTATTCTTTATTGACTGGAGTGGGAGTATGGCCAGAGTACTTCACGATGTGATTGAGCAAACCCTTCAATTGGCTTTCTTTTGTAAAGCGGTTGGTATACCCTTTACGGTTTACGGTTTTACAACTGGGCGGAAATGGCGAGGTCAAAGTGAAGCCCCAGAAGATCAAGTTGGAGCAATAACGGACATAACAGGAACGCACATCTTTGAACTATTAAATTCAACTATTGGAAAAAGAGAATTTGAAGATACGTGTAAAGAGTTGTTTGTCGGAAATAATAGCAATGGGTGGGGTAATCAATTTCAAAGTGATATGGAGACTATGGGTGGAACCCCGCTCTTTGATACTATTATTTGTGCCGAACAAATTGTAAAGACCTTCCGAGCTCGGCACAAAGTCCAAAAGCTTCATACCATGTTTCTTACCGATGGAGAGTCAAGCGCTTTAAATTATATTACAGATGATGATAATGTCACTAAGGAAAAAGAATTTGATCCCTCAACTCTAGAGAATGGTTTTTATTCTAGGAAGGAATACCTTCGTTGGGGTAATGAATTGATTGGACCTGATGCCTTTCGATCTCGTCACCGGCAGTCAACTTACAGGCAGCTTATCATTAACTTCAAAAAGCTTACGGGTTCTTCCGCGATTTGCTTCTTTCTTGGAGATAACCGAAGTGCCAAGGCGGCGAGTGTTGCTGCAATAGTTCATTCCTCTAAATTTCCTAAAGCAACAAATTGGTATGAAGGCACAGAAGAATTCAGGGAACTGCGAAAGAAGACTGTGAAACAGAAAAGTAGAACGCTGTTCATAGAAGATGGCTTAGGGTATGACGGGTACTTTGTTATTGAATCAAATAAAGTAAGGATTGATGATTCCGAGCTCGAAATAGAAGAAGATCTTGATTACAGTAAAGCGGCTGATGTCAACAAACTTGCTAAAAAGTTTTCTAATCAGAACAGAGACAAGCGGTCTTCCCGCGTATTTTTATCCAAATTTAGCGATCTTATATCATAAAGGGTAACTTTATTATTTACAGTTTCCCAAAATTATGGTATAATATACCAGTAACCAAACTACACTCCACTACAATATGAAAAACGATAACGTGATTAACACCATAAATGAACTAAAAGCAATGGGTAAATTTCCTGTTGCAAAGACTGCTGATGTATATACCGCTGCTCGAAACAACGGGTATAGCTATAACACAGCTAAAGCAACTTTCCTTATTCCTTCAGCCTCTGCAGGCAAACGTGGGGTTTGGAATCTCGAATCCTTTGAGGACGGAATGATTCCGACCCCTGCTCCTGTTCCTGCTTCTGCACCAACCGCAAACACGGCATTTCAAATGTCCAGTGGTTCCGTTCGCAGTGTTAACAGTGAAGAGGTTTATGTTCCTACTGTGAATAAAAACTTTGTCCAGTGGGGTGAATATAAAAACATTAAGAAGATCATCGACTCGCAAATGTTCTTTCCAGTTTACATTTCTGGCATGAGCGGTAACGGTAAAACAATGATGGTCGAGCAGGCTTGTGCTAAGGCCAAGCGTGAATATGTGCGAGTTCAAATCTCGCCTGAGACCGATGAAGATGATTTGATTGGTGGTTTCCGTCTTATCGACGGGGAAACGGTTTTCCAAAAAGGACCTGTGATTAAGGCCATGGAAGCCGGAGCTGTTCTTCTTATTGATGAAATTGACCGAGGCTCTAACAAGATCATGTGTCTGCAAGGGGTCCTTGAAGGCAATCCTGTTTTGATTAAAAAGACTGGTGAAACGGTTTCTCCTGCTAGAGGATTTAATATCATTGCCACTGCAAATACAAAAGGACAAGGTAGCGATGACGGTAGGTTCGTCTCCGCACAGGTTATTGATGAAGCTTTCCTTGAGCGCTTTGTGGCGAATATTAATCAGCCTTTCCCTTCTTCAGCAATTGAATCCAAGATTGTTGAAAAGCACATGCGCGCTTATGATGTTGATGATTCCGACTTTATCACTTTACTGTGTGCATGGAGTAAGATTATTCGCAAGACCTTTGATGACGATGGTGTCGATGAAGTGGTTTCCACTCGCCGACTTTGCCATATTGCCAAGGCTTATTCCATCTTTGCCAATCGTCTTACTGCAATTAAGATGTGTATCTCTCGGTTTGAAACAGAAACCCGAGACGCCTTCTTGGATCTTTACACTAAGATTGACGCAGGAGAGATTAATCCTGATGCTGAGGAAACTGAAGAAGTGAATGCCGACGAAGACCCCGGCCCAATTCCATTTTAATACTTTGGCTACGGCCTGAGCCAATTGTTAATATTGCAGGTCACAATTAAAAAGTAATAAACATACTATGACTAAAAGACAAATCAACCGATTGACTAAACTCGTCCTTGTTAAGACTCAAAAGGAAGCAGTAATGACTGCCCTTGAAGCAGGATACGAACCTTCACCAGCTGAGCTTAAAGAAGCTGGTGTAACCGATCCTTACCGTGTTGTGAACACACTTCGCTATGAGCAAGGTGCTCCAATTTATCTTAACAACCGATACGACTCTTGCGGCACACGTGTTAGCCGCTACCGTTTGGGTACGCCTAAGCAGCATTCCTAATGCTGGTTAGAAGGGTGGCTGGGTATTGTGGTGGTGCCCAGCCACCATTTATTTTTATTTACATTTGAATTAAATTAGTATATAATAGAACCATGACAAACCTATCAACTGAAACACTCGAAGTTCTTAAGAACTTTGCAAGTATTAATCCTAACTTGGTTGTGAAGGCCGGTGAGCCTCTTTCAACTATCGCTGAAGCTAAGAATGTTTTTGCCAAGGCAACAATTCCTGAGACATTTAAAAGTGACTTTGGCATTTACGATTTAAACGAATTCATTAACGTAGTGAACCTTGTTGGCGATCCTACTCTTGAGTTTAGCGATGAATCTGTTTTGCTTAAGAACGGCCGCAGTAAAGCTTCTTATCGTTTTGCTGATACCAATATTCTTACTGCTCCAACAAGTCAAATCAACATGCCCGATGCTGATGTAAGCGTAACGGTTACTGCCGATCAACTTTCTCAAGTTCGTAAAGCTGCTGCTGTTCTTGGCCATTCGGTTGTTTCAATCGCCGGTAAAGACGGTGCTGTTAGCCTTAGTGTTACCGATAACAAAAACTCTTCGGCCAATACATTTGACATGGTGGTTGATGAAGACAATGATTGTAAGTCCGAGTTTGACTTTCAGTTTCTTATCTCGAACATTCGTGTAATTAGCGGAGACTATAAGGTTGACGTAAGCTCTAAGTTTATCTCTCGCTGGGAAAACACTGCATCTCCTATTGAGTACTACATCGCTCTTGAAAAATCTTCAACATTTACAGCTTAATATATAAACCATGACAGAAGAACAATCCACATCAACAGTTCCCGTATTGCTTGCCGACGTTGCAACCACAGCTCAGCTTATTGACATCTGCTCAAAGCGAGGTGCGTTTAAAGCTGAAGAGCTAAGCGTTGTCGGCGATCTTTTTACACGACTTGTTGCGCATCTTCCTATTCCTCCAGCCGAAAATGCAGAAGATGAAGAAGAGGAAATTGAACAAACTCAGCTTGAGTTTAACTTTGCCGAATAACATTAAGGGGGCATAGCTCAGTTGGTAGAGCAACGGCTTTGCAAGCCGTGGGTCAGGAGTTCGAATCTCCTTGCCTCCACATAAATAAGATTTTATTATGAAAGAACTACCTACCCAATCCCGTGCCTACGTTTGTAAGGTACCAAATCGTAAAGCTCGAACATCAGCTTCAAGTGAATACTTTCAAGTGTTTGTTGAAGATGGATGCTCTTATTTGTTTACCGCAAACGAACTTACCAGTGCAGCAAAGCGGGCTGACAAAAACCCTGAAGATATTATTCCAGTTAACTTTGTTGATCCAGAGCCAAGGATTATTGAAGTCCCTGCTAAAGGCCTTTTCGCAAAGTTGTTCAGTGGATTAAAAACTCTCGGAGGTTAATAAATGACGCCTCTTACATTCTTCGTTGTTGTTGCAGCGATCGTATTGCTACTAGTCTTCGCAATCGAAGATTTTAAAACACCGTAGCTAACTTTGTGATTTACACAAAGCATTAAATTTGTTATAATAATATCATGAGTAAAAGTGAATTCTTATGGGTCGAAAAATATAGACCCAAGACTATTGATGAATGTGTTCTTACTAAAGATCTTAAAGACACGTTCAATGGAATCGTTAAAAGCGGAGAGCTGCATAACATGCTTCTTTCTGGAACCGCTGGCACTGGTAAAACAACCGTAGCCAAAGCGTTATGTAACGAGCTTGGATTAGATTGGATGCTAATCAACGGCTCGGAAGAAAGCGGCATCGACGTTCTTCGTAATAAGATTAAACAATTCGCAAGTACTGTTAGTCTTAGCGGAGGTATCAAGGTTATCATTCTTGATGAGGCTGATTACCTTAACGCACAAAGTACACAGCCCGCACTTCGTGGATTCATTGAAGAGTTTAGCAACAACTGTCGATTTATTCTTACGTGCAACTTTAAGAATCGTCTTATCGAGCCTCTTCACAGTCGGTGCGCAGTTGTCGAGTTCAATACAAACAAAAAGCAACTTGCCGGTCTTGCCAGCAAGTTCATGGGTCGTCTTAAGGACATCCTTGATAAAGAAGGCGTCACTTATAACGAAAAGGTTATTGCTGAACTTATTATTCGTCATGCACCAGACTGGCGTAGGGTTATTGGTGAGTGTCAGCGTTATAGCAGCACTGGTGAGATTCCTGCAGCCATTCTTATTGGTAACAGTGATGAAAGTATTGCTGAAGTTATCGCGCATCTCAAGTCAAAGGACTTTAAGAGTATGCGAGCCTGGGTAGCAAATAACGCAACACTTGATAGCTCTTCTATTTTCCGTAAAGTATACGATGTACTAAGCGATTATGCTGAGCCTGCAGGTGTTCCTTCTGCGGTTCTTGTTCTTGCAGACTATCAATATAAAGCAGCTTTTGTAGCTGATAAAGAACTTAATATGGTTGCGTGCCTTACCGAGTTGATGGCGAACGTGGCGTGGAAGAAGTAAGATGGCTAAAAAAGAAAAGAAACTTTCGTTCTTTGATGTTGTATCAAACATCAATAGTGGCCCAACCGCAAAGGATATTCTTGAAGATGCAACCGCTTATAGTGAAGAAGCTGTGGATGCCGACTCACCTGAAAAGGCGTACATTCCTTTTATGATTAATCGGTCTCTTTCATATTTTCAAGATAGCATTTTGTTTGCCAATGAAATGAATCGGTATGCAAGCTTGCCTCCTCGTATGCAGTATGACTTTTTAAGAAATACAGTTCGTCCTCGTCGTCGGTTTAGTAAATGGTTTAAGGCTGTGCCTGACACAAAAGATGTTGAAGTTATTAAAGAACATTATGGTTATAGTTCTGAAAAGGCTCGAGAAGTACTTCCTTTGTTTACCGAATCAGCCCTCGCCGATCTTCACAAGCTAAGGGATAAAGGTGGACGATAAACATTTCAAATATATAAAACCATGAATGAAGATTTTCAAAACGATTACGTTGACTGGAAACCCGAGGATATGCTCGAGGTCTACTTAAACGAGCCTGATGATTTTTTAAAGGTAAAGGAAACCCTTTCACGGATTGGCGTTGCTTCAAAACGAGACGGAAACACTCTTTTTCAAAGCTGTCATATTCTGCACAAGCAAGGAAGGTATTTCATCCTACACTTTAAAGAGCTTTTTATGCTCGATGGGAAGCCTGCTGACTTTACTCTCGATGACCTTAGACGAAGGAATACCATTTCGATTTTACTTTCCGACTGGGGGCTGATTAGATTAGCAAAGCGCGATTCAATAACCGAAACAACCGATCTTAAAAAGATTAAGATTATTTCGTTTAAAGAAAAGTCCAATTGGGTACTTAAAGAAAAATATACAATTGGTAATGTTAAGAAACAGTATAAATAGTCTATAAATATAAATAGAATAACAATAGTATTTTACTTATGAAAGTTAATCCATTAAACATTGCAGCTTCTGCATCTCTCACAGCAAATGCTTCCACTGTTGACGACTCGCAACAGGTGCTTGTTCAAAACACATCTTCAAGTGGTCGTTACATTCATGTTGAACAAGGTAGTACGGGAACTCGTATTGCATCATTTTACTTGCAGCCAAATCAAAGTGTTTTGGTTCGTAAAGATTACGATGATGAAATCTTTGCTTCAACCTCTGACAATGGAACAGGTGCAGCAACTGACGTGCTCTTTACAAAAACTGGTTTTTACGCATAACGCAAATGAAGATTCAGCCACTTGGTTTAATCACCGTTGCTGAAGGGCAAGGCTCTGCTACAACGCTTGAAGATGCCCAGCAAGTACTTGTTCAAAATACCCAGTCGTCAGTAAGGTACATTCATATTCAACCTAACGGTTCTTCAGGATATGATTCTTCTGTGGATTTTGTATTTGCCATACAAGGTAATAAAAGTGTTTTGGTTCGCAAGGACTATGATGAAGAGATATACGCAACCGAGGATCTTGACGGAGAGACAGGATCAAACGACGTATTCTTTACAAAGACTGGATTTTACGCTTAACGGCGTAACACAATTTTGATTGGCCAAGAAGGTCAGTCAATAGGAATGCCTTCGGGGTTCCGACTAACATAAACTCGCTTAATACAAGGAGAAAACAAATGACAACATATAGTATCCCACGTTCGTGGACAGTAGGGTTCGATCAATTCTTTGATCGAATTGAATCATCGCAAAACAATCAAACTTATCCTCCGCATAATGTTATTAAACATTCGGATAACTCATTTGAAATTGCGATTGCAGTAGCAGGCTTTAAAGAAGAAGACCTTAAGGTTACTCTTGATAAAAGTCAGCTTACAGTTGAAGGCAATGATTCTTCATCCAAAGATGTTGAGTATTTGCATAAAGGCATTGGAACTCGAAAGTTTGAGAAATCTTTTGATCTTGCCGAGCACGTTCAAATCAAAGGTGTAACACTGGCACACGGTGTTCTTTCAATTAAACTTGAGAGAGAAATCCCTGAGGAACTTCAACCAAAGGTGTTTACCATTAACGGTAAATCGAAAAAAGAATTTCTTTCTGAATAGAATAAGAAGCGAGCGGCTCGGCAGACTTTTGTTTGTCGGGCCGCATTGTTTATATGGTAATTTACAGTAATACATTTTTAGCTTGTCCCATGTGTTTAAGCGGGGCATCAGGTCAAGAGCTTATTGCATCAAACTCTGCTATCTTTCTACTGCTGCTTGTTTTAACAGGAGTCTTGATGTCGTTCTTTGGCTTTATAGTATACTTGGCAAAACGAGCCAAACGATTTGCAGTAGAAATAGATCAGTAACATTTATACGCATTTTAGGATTTACATTTTCCTAGAATTTTGATATAATTATATCATGCTTACAATAGAAGGTTTTTATACTTGTGTTGACCGCTTTGGTAACCAACTTCTTTATCGAGGTTATGATGACGACGGCAACAAAGTAAGACATAAGATTAAGTATCGTCCTCAGCTTTTTCTTCAGTCTAAAAACGAGGACACTGAATGGAAGGCCCTTGACGGTACTCCAGTTGAGCCCATGCGATTCGAGTCGATGGCTGAAGTTCGGCAGTTTGAAAAGACTTACGACGGCGTACCTGACTTTAAGCTTTACGGTAATACACGTCACATTCCTGCTTTTATTCAAAGTCAGTTTCCCGACGAGATAAAGTATTCTCGAGCAAACATTGATGTTGCTTCTCTTGACATTGAGACTTCTTACGGAGATGGCTTTCCTAATGTGGATAATCCTACAAACGAAATCCTTACAATTGCTTATAAGTCAAGTCGTGAAGATCGGTATCGTGTATGGGGTATCAAGCCTTATGATGCTTCCGTGTCCAAACTAACTCACCTGCAAATCGAGTATCGTCAGTTTGAATCAGAGGCTGAAATGCTTCACGACTTTATTGATCACTGGGCGCAACCTGAATACACACCTGATGTTATCACAGGTTGGAATACACGTTTCTTTGATATTCCTTATCTTGTTTCTCGATCCGCGGTTTTGCTTGGGGAAGACATTGCTAAAAGCTTCTCCCCTTGGGGCAAGATTGACAGACGAGAAATTACTATCATGGGTAAGACTCAAGTTACTTTTGATATAAGCGGAGTTCAGTCTCTTGACTACATGGAGCTGTTCAAAAAGTTTGCTTACACTTATGGTAACCAAGAGTCTTATTCACTTAATCATATTGCAAGTGTGGTTCTTGGCGAGAAGAAACTCGACTATTCAGAGATTGGTACTCTTCGTGATCTTTATGATGCTGACTATCAAATGTTTGTTGATTATAATATCAAGGACGTTGAGCTGATCGAGCGAATGGAAGAAAAGCTAGGCCTTATTACATTGGTCTTAACCATGGCTTATCTGGGTGGTGTGAATTATACCGACACACTTGGAACAACAGCGATATGGGACAGCATTATCTTTCGGCGGTTGGCTAAGAAAAAGATTGCAATCCCACCAAGTAAAGAAAACTATTCCGAAACATTCCCAGGTGGTTTTGTAAAGGAACCTCATGTTGGTATGCATGACTGGGTTATGTCGTTTGACCTTAACTCTCTGTATCCTAATCTTATTGTTCAATACAATATGTCGCCTGAAACACTGTTGCCAATGAAGGACCCTATTGGTGCAAAGGCAGCTAACGGTGCGGTATTCAGCACAGCTAAGAAAGGTATTATTCCAGAGATTGTTGAAGAGCTTTATGCTAAAAGGGTTGGCATTAAAGATGAAATGATTCTTGCCAAGCAGAGTTTGGAAAAGGTTAGCAAGTCGGATAAAGGCGCAAGGAAGGTTGCTGAAAGTAATGTGGCAAGACTTGATACTTCTCAAACGGCGGTAAAGATTCTTCTTAACTCACTTTACGGTGCGTGTGGTAACAAGTACTTTCGCTACTTTGATCTTCGCATTGCGTCTGGAATCACTCTTACTGGACAGGCGGTTATCAAGTATGCTGAAGAAAAAGTTAACGACTTTCTGGATGACTTTCTCAAAGAAAAGAAGGATCGTGTTATTGCGATTGATACCGACTCTTTATACATTGGTGTGAAGGATGTGATTGATAAGTTTAAGCCGAAAGATCCTGTTGCCTTTCTTGATGAGTTTGGCAGTAAAGCGATTGAGCCAATGTTGGCCAAAGCGTTTGATAAATTTGCTGAAGATTCCTCTGCTTATTGTAATCGCATGGTGATGAAACGAGAAGCCATTGCTGATCGTGGAATCTGGACTGCAAAGAAACGATACATTCTCAATGTTCATAATAACGAAGGTGTTCAGTATGCAGAACCAAAGATTAAGATCATGGGTATTGAGGCTATTAAGAGTTCAACTCCTCAAGTCTGTCGTGAAGCCATGAACGCAATGTTCAAGATTATCATGACTGGTGATGAAGGTAAAACTCAAGAAGCCATTCAACTTTTCAAAAAGCACTTCAGCGTATTATCCGCTGATAAGGTTGCCTTTCCTCGTGGAGTTAATGCTCTTCGTAAGTGGGCTAACTCCAGCACAGTGTTTGAAAAAGGTACACCTATTCATGTGCGAGGTTCCTTGCTATACAATAAAGCTATTAAAGATCGCGGCTTGGATAAAAAGTTTCCGCTGATTCAAAGTGGTGATAAGATTAAGTTTGTATATCTTAAAAAGCCTAACACGCTACAGCAAAACATTATTTCATTTCCGGATCATCTTCCAACTGAACTTGAACTTGATAGATACATTGATTACGATCTGCAGTTTAGTAAAACATTCGTTGATCCGATCAAGATGATACTTGATGCAATTGGTTGGCACGTAGAACCTGTGGCCGATCTTGAACAATTTTTTGGATAACTAAAAAGACTATGAGTAAAGACTGGGTAAAAGACATAAACGATATGCACCGCAAGTTCGGTGTACATGAAGCATTAGCTGATTTTGACAAATTAAAACTAAAAGAGTATCTTGAGTTTAGGCTAAGGTTTCTTGATGAGGAACTAAACGAAACAAAGTCAGCTGCTTTATTGCGTGATCCTGAAGAAGTAGTTGATGGGTTGATTGACCTATGTGTCGTAGCGATTGGAACTATGGATGCATTTGGTATTGACGCATATAAAGCTTGGGATGCTGTTCATAAAGCAAACATGGCAAAGGAAGTTGGAATTAATACTTCCCGAAAGAATGACTTTAATTTGCCTGATCTTGTAAAGCCTGAAGAATGGGAAAACCCTAGCCACGAAGGTAACCACGGTACGCTTACTGATATGTAAGAATGGAGTATTCACTGACCATATTTAATTCCATCTTTGATAATTCTACACATCGTAGAATGTCGTTTAAAACATGGGATCAATTTGAGTCTTTATTGCAGGGACTATCAACACAGCCTGGGTATAAGCCTAAGAAAGGCGAGCGCGGAAAAAGCTCTCCTCTTATTAGCCCAGCTGTGTATAAGCCTGGTGAAAAGCGTCGTAATGTAAATGTATTGGGCTGGGGCGGATGGGCTGCTCTTGACATTGATGATTATGAATGTACCTTTGAAGAAGCACTGGAAAGTTTTAAAGGTATTCGTCATATATGTTATTCATCGGCAAGCAGCACAAAAGAGAATCCAAAGTTTCGTATTGTTATTCCTTGCGATAAGTTAATTGCTGCAGATAAGATAAAGCACTTTTGGTTTGCTCTTAATAATGAATACAACGAACTAGGTGATCCACAAACAAAGGATCTTTCTCGTATGTATTATGTACCTGCGCAGTATCCTAATTCTTATCAGTTCATTGAGTTTCATCGTGATGCTCCGTTATTAAATACAGAAGAACTGCTGGAAAAGCACGCCTTTGCAGAACCCAACTCTTCTGATTTTAGATCTCGATTAAGCGCTGAAATGCAAGAAAAGCTAATGGCATATAAAAGGGATCAGCTTAATAATACAAACTATCATTGGTCTTCTTATCACGACTGTCCTTTTGTTAATCAAAAATTAGTAAGTGAGTATCGGTGCATTTCAGAAACAGGTTGGTATGCCAAGATGTATGCTATCATGAGCTCTATTGCCGTAAGCGCAATTAAGAAAGGATACCCAATTACACCTCAACAAATTGAAGCTTTATCAAAAGAGATTGATAATGAAACGGGTGAATGGTATAAGAACCGCCCGTTTAAAAAAGAAGCAGCCCGTGCTATTGAGTGGGCACTACAAAACATATGATTAATAAATAAAAGCTATGAGACTACTTAAAAGAATCTTTGGATGGAACAGCGGACAATCTGCTCTTATAAATCAAAAGCCAATCGCACCTCAATTTACAAGCGAGGAAGAAGTACAAGAAGAGGAAGAAGATATTCTTGCTTCCTCGGAGATACGTGAAGATCGACTTGAAGCTGTTGAAGAAACCCCTACAAAAACAGAAGTAAAACTTGGTCGTAAAACATATATCGTTGAAGACCTTACTCCTGCTGATATTAAAAAGCTGGGACAAGACTGGGGTAAAGGTAAGCTGAAAGCTCTTGGTATTATCAAGTAAATCTAATGACCAGTGTTTTGAAATGGGCGGCAACAGCCATTCTTATTTGTGGCTTTGGCTTATTCAGCGCTGGTGTTTCTACAGGCTGGTATCTGCAAATCCTCGGCGGTCTTCTTTGGCTTGCTGCAGGTATTAGAATGAAAGACAAACCGATCATCTTTACCAATGGTGCAATGACTGCCGTTGGCATTATAGGAAAGTTTTTGCTTTGACCATTAAAGATACATGGGATGTTATTGTGATTGGCGCGGGCCCTGCTGGAAGTACTACTGCAGCGCTTCTTGCCGAACAAGGCCATAGTGTTCTTGTATTGGAAAAGGAAAAGTTTCCAAGGTATCACGTCGGCGAAAGCTTAATGCCCTTTTGTTGGTACACACTTGATCGACTTGGACTGGTTTCCCGAATGGATGAAATTGGTTTTCAGAAAAAGCACAGTGTTCAGTTTGCGTCTGAAGAAGGAAAGGTAAGCAGTCCGTTTTACTTCTTTGAGCACAAGGATCATCCTTCTTCAATTACATGGCAAGTTGAACGTGCTGACTTTGATCAAATGCTGATTGAAAAGGCAGTGAGTAACGGAGCCACATTTGTTGACGAAAGTAAGGTTCTTTCTACCACTTACGACGAAGATCGGGCGAGAGTCACAGGACTTGTTGCCAAACACAAAGGCACTTTACGCTCTTTCCATTGCAAACAAATAGTTGATGCATCGGGTCGTGACTGTTTTTATTCGGGTAAGTCAAAGTGGAGACAGCGCGATCCAAACTTAAACAAGGTGGCCATCTGGACTTACTATAAAGGCGGTAAAAGAAACTGCGGTATTGACGAAGGTTCAACGACCATTGCCGCACTACCCAATAAAGGTTGGTTCTGGCATATTCCTCAACAAGGCGACCGTGTTTCGGTGGGCATTGTTGCTGAGCGGGATTATCTTTTTTCTGATACACAAGATCCCAAGAAGATACTCGAACGAGAGATTGAAAATAACTTATGGGTAAAGGACTCCTTGTCCACAGCTGAGCAGGTTGGTCAAACTTGGGCTACTGGGGATTACAGTTATCGTGCTACTCACTGCGCAACACCTGGCATGGTTCTTGTAGGAGATGCCTTTGCCTTTCTTGATCCTGTCTTTTCATCAGGAGTTTTTCTTGCTCTTAAATCAGCCGAGCTCGCTGCCGATTCCATTCACGCCCATCTCACCACATCAAAGTCAGAAACGGAATGCTTTACCGAATACGGAAAGTCATTGTGCGATGCCATTGAACGAATGAGAAAAATCGTTTATGCCTTTTACCATCCTACCTTTAACTTCGCTGATTTGATAAAGGCAAATGGCGAGTTGAAAGGCACCCTAACCGATTTGCTCATCGGTGATGTTTTTGAGGACAAATTCTCCGATCTGTTTTCGGCCATGGATTCCCTATTTCCATTGCCAGAAAATCTCCCTTACGGCCATACCGTAAAATAGCCAAATCGAGCATTTTTGTGTCAAATTCGGCAAAAAGTGAAAAAAGTGCATTTTTTTAGCATTTTAGTATTTACATTTTTCTTAAAATGTGGTAGAATATACTCATGAGCAATACTACCACAACACCAATGATCCGCACTCGTAATTACGAATCCTATATTCAACAGGCCAAAGACAAGGCCATGGAGGACCCAAACCTTCATCAGACAATCAAGGACATGATTGTTACCACGGTCGCTAATAACTGTGAATGGGATACCCATCAGCACTATCGTGAAATCCTTGACGATATCATTTACGATCTTCAGCAATATGCTGACACTCTGCCAACAGCAGAAGAGCTCTTCTCACAGAACAAGCTTTAATCCAACCCCCAATTTTTCACTTTGACTTTTTTTATATTATGATCCCACACAAAACAAAATACGTCGTTTATCGCATTGACACAGGTTACGCTTTTTACAAAAATCCGACCGGTTACGATCTTGCCCTTTACGAAACCAATGGCGCAGCATGGCGGTTGGCCAAGCAGCTCAACGAGCTTTCTGAATGCGAACACGACATCGCATCAGTTTGCACAATCGAGGAATACACAAACGGTATTTGCCCCGATTACGAAAACGGTGAAATCAAAATGGTCGAGCGGACCAACCTCATGACTGGAAAGAAGTACATGGAGCCCGCTAACACACCGCTTTGCTCCAGCCCTTCTTCCGAGACCTACTGGTCAATGTAAAACCCCCAACCACAAATTCACTACCCTATGAAAACAGTAACAGGACAAGTCAGCATCACCATCTCACCTGAAGATGAAAAACAAATCGCTTTGGAATATCTCTGCAAAGAGTTCGGCTGGAGTGATGATTACTTTATCCAAGACGGCATGGTTAAGGAACGAGTAACCAATCACACAACCCACGCATGGGAAGATGTACTAACCCTCCGCGAAGCTGATCAGTTGGACAAATCAGTTGACTTTATAGTTAGGTCACTTAAATAGAATTTAAATTATGAAAAACAAAGAAGAAATCGAACGCGGTTCAGAAGTTCTTATTGACGGAATTGTCTGGGCCATTGTTGAAGAGCGTGATCCCGACACCGGTGATTACTTTTGTATTGACCGCATTGGCGGAGAACACGATGTTAACCCTGAAAGACTTGATCTTATTAACCCATGATCAACAGCGGTTGGCTTATTGTAATAACTGGAACCATCTACACCATTGTTAGTGTGGATCAGTTTTGGAGACACAACGTGCCAATGGGTATTACCTATGCCGCGTATGCACTTAGCAATGTAGGCCTTTGGATGGCCGTGACAAAATAATATGAGCGACTACGAACCCGATAGAGAACTAGAGCACTGGGAAGTTTGTTTAAGTCAGATAGACAAACAAATCTTAAACCTGATTGAAGAAGGGTATTCCATTGAGGATGTAAGACGATCCTTAAGTTGGCTTTTACACGAGATGTGTTGTGAATAATTGTATTTACATTTTACGAAATTTTTTGTATAATTAACACATGCAAACAATAAAAGACATACGCTCTTACTTCATTTCTGCACTTGAGAATGAAGAATATGTAGAAGACAAAACTGGAGTCAAAACACTCGATCTTGTTGGTGCAAGCTTTCTTGCTGATGCTCCAGCAATCTTTGGTACACCTAATGAAGAATACATCTCTCGTGAAATTGATTGGTACGAAAGCCAAAGCTTAAACGTTGAAGATATCCCTGGTGAAACTCCTGCTATCTGGAAAAGCATTTCCTCTGATGATGGTAAGATCAACTCCAACTATGGGTATCTTATCAACAGCGAAGAAAACTTCAATCAATACCAAAAGGTTTTAAGACAGCTTCTTGTTGATCGCCAAAGCCGCAGAGCGGTAATGATTTACCAACGGCCGACAATGCACGAAGACTTTTGTGTTAACGGCATGTCTGACTTTATCTGCACTAACGCAGTTCAATATCTTATCCGAGGAAACCAAGTAAACGCAGTTGTTCAAATGCGAAGCAATGACGTTATCTTTGGCTATCGCAATGACTATGCTTGGCAACTGTATGTTCTGCAAACTCTTGTTGCTCATATTAACCTTCACGGTGAAGCCAATTATAAAGTTGGTGATATCACTTGGCAGGTTGGCTCACTTCACGTGTACGAACGTCACTTCAAGTTTGTCAAATAATTATTTACATTCACCCTTATATAGTGTATAATAGCAATATGAATAACGATAAAGAAAGCCTTCGTGTTTTAAAAGAATGCGCTGAACTTCAGATTAAAAAGTCAAACGACTATCAGAACCCTCAGTCAAGAATTCGTCAATCCGATTACTATCCAAGCGGAGTAAAGACAATTCTTGAAATCATTTACGCTAAAGTGCTTCGTGCTCAAAGTGTTGTTGAAGCAATGGAACTCGATCCTAACTATGAGCCGAACTTTGAGTCAGTTGAAGATTCGTTTAAAGACATGATTAATTATGCAAGCTTTGCAGTATCATTTATGCGAGGCGGTGTCGATGGTCAAGACCGTGATCGTGATTTTTTAAATCGAGTTAAGCCTTCAGATACAGAGGACTAAGTTTATGTTTACCAATTGGGATAAACGCTATATAGCTTTAGCAAAACAAATTTCTTTTTGGTCAAAGGATCCCTCAACTCGATGCGGTGCGGTTGTCGTCGGAGAAAGCGGGCAAGTTCTTTCACAAGGATATAATGGATTCCCTCGTGGAATGAGCGACTTACCAGAGCTTTATCATGATCGCGATTTGAAATACAAAAGGATTTGCCATGCGGAAATGAATGCGATTTATAACGCATCCCGCACGGGTGTTTCCTTATATGGATCTACCATTTATGTTTATGGACTACCCGTTTGCCACGAATGCGCTAAAGCAATAATTCAAGTTGGTATTAAGAGGGTGGTAATGCAAAAGAATACAAAGAAAGATCGCTGGAATGAATCGTGCGATTTTGCTCAAACCTTCTTTCGGGAAGCAGGTGTTGAAACCACATATATAGATCAATGAAAATCGGTATTGGAAAAATTGGAAGGTCTGTTTTATTTGACAGCGAAAGCTGGGGTGCAGTAGGCGGAGATAATGAAGCTCCTATCTTATACGAAAATCTTATTCGTAATAACCCTCAGCACACTTTTATCATGCTGGGACAAAGCGATTATTCTCGCTTACCTCTTGCAGATAAAGAACGCATAAACGAACATCGTAACTTTATTGATGCATGGTCTGGACTCTCAGATTGGAAGTCTAATGTTTTTATGGCAAGGGACGGCGTGATTCGCCCTGACGGTAACCAAGCATTCATGGAGGAATTTATTCTTACCAACCCTGACTTAAAAGTTGATGCTGCTATCATGCTGCAGGGATTGGTTGCAACTTCTAATGTTACAGGATGGGCTAGGCAGCGAAAGAATCGTGCTCAGCTTGCAACTCCTCTTGACGCTCAGAAACTGTATGCAGGTCCAGTCATTCACTATTTAAATACCTATAAAGACCTTCCGTGGATTATGGTTTTAAATGATCCTCGTCTTTACCCTGGGAAGATGCGTGACTTGATGAATCCTCCTAAAAAGATTTATTCGCAATACGATCAGATTTGTGAACACACCGCTCCAGAAGAATACGATGCAGTAACGGATATCACAACAAAGATTCCCCAAGAATACAAGGCAATGGAAACAATATTCCTTATTGGTAAAAAGCGAGGCGAGTCTATTGAACAGCAAGAAGGTTCGCTTGATTCGTTTTTCTCTGATGCGCCTCAGGAGGTTGAAGATAACGTAAAGGATATTAACTTTATGGTTGTATGTAACGAAGGCCTTCCAAAGTCCCGTTACCCTGATTTAAAAAAGTACATACTTGACCATGTACAAGATGTTGATATCTATGGTAAGTGGAATCCCGATACCATTGGAGATGATAGCAGATTTAAAGGACCTAAGAAGTTTAATGAATTGCAAAGTATGCTTCCTCGTGTTAAGTATACCTTTTGCATTCCTATTAAAAAAGGATGGGTTACGGCTAAGTTTTGGGAGATGGCTCATTATGGAATAATTCCATTCTTGCATCCAACTTATGATGAGCAAAAGCACTTGAATGTTCCAGCCTTTATTCGTGTAAAAGATTCAAAAGATCTTTTTGATAAGATTAAGTTTCTTGAAGAAAACCCAGATGCATATAATCAACTAAAGGACTCTATTGATAAAGCTCTTAAAGATGAGTATTACGACGGTACATACATGAATACTACTCTGCTTGAAGGCCTTAAAGAAATTGCAACCAAGTAATATGATAAAAGAAAAATCAATTGTTTTTGATATTGACGACACGATTTGTTTTCCAGATCATTCTAAAAAAGATAGCTATGAAAAGTATGGGTTAGCCAAACCCAACCTTCCTCTTATTGAAAAGATGCAGAAGATGGCCGATGATGGTTGGTACATTACTCTTTCTTCTGCTAGAAGGATGCTGACACACAACGGAGATGTTGAAAAGATCATCGCGGATATTGGCATTATAACTACTTCTTGGTTATCCCGTCACGGTGTTCCTTATAATGAAATTCATTTTGGTAAACCTTATGCTAGTACATATTATGTTGATGACAAAGCCATGACGCTTGACCAATTTAAAGATTGGAATTATAATGAAAAAGATTAATTTAATTATTCCTGCGGCTGGAGAGGCAACACGCTTAAAGCCGCTTTCAAATAACATGTCTAAAATCATGGTAAGGGTTAACGGTAAACCCTGCCTTGATTACATTATAGAACAAGCGAAAAAGCTTGCAGACATTCAAGAGATTGTTATTGTTGACGGTAAGTTTGATGATGTTCGTGAGTATTGCTCTAAGAAATATCCAGAGATTAAATTTGTAAAACAAAAGACACTTAACGGTCCACGTCCGGCAATCGCCCTTGGCTTTGGAGAGATTAAAGTTCCTCGCCCCACTGTTGTATGGCTTGGTGATGCAATCATCTTAACCGAAAACATGGATCTTGGAAGTGACTTCTTACTGTGTAAGGAGGTTGACAACCATTCTTCTTGGTGTATGTGGGACGGAACCAATTACTTTGACAAGCCTGAGAAAAACATCAAAGAAGGCGTTGCATTGGTAGGTTTGTATTCTTTTAAGAACGGTGAATTGGCAAAGCAGGCCTTTGACGAATCTTCTGATTATGATATCTCATCTGCGTTGCAGGGATACGAAAAACTTAACGATGATTTGGTATTTGTTGATCAGCGAACAACCGAATGGTACGACATTGGTACACTAAGTGTTTATCACGAAACGTGCGCCAAGCTTTTACGTCTTAAAAGTCGAGCGTTTAATAACATTGCATTTAACGATGATCTTGGTACCGTTACCAAGACTGCTGACTATACGTCAAAGCACAGCGTAGATACATTACACGCTGAGAGCTCTTGGTATAATTCAATCACGGCCGAACAGAGTATGTTTGTCCCTAGGATCCTTCCGCATAAAACCGATTTGATAATGTCATACGAATCTGGTTCACTGCTTTCAGATCTCATGCAATATGAAAACCTTTCAGAAGCCAACTGGTCATTTATTATGGACAAGCTGTTTAGGATTAAATCTAATTACTTCTCGACTCCGCTTGAACACTGTGATGGGTTTGAAGGCCTTTCAAAAAACATCTGGGTTAATAAAACAAAAACACGACTTGCTGATGTACCTTTGACTCCTGAAGAACAGTCTAAACTTATTGATATTGCATATGATGTTTGGAACAACGTTACACCTGTGGATGTTCATCACGGCGATCTTCACTTTGGTAACATACTTTACAATCATTATACAAATCAGTTTAAATTTATTGACCCAAGAGGAAACTATGGGGGATTGATTGGTACCATCGGAGATAACTTTTATGATTGGTGTAAACTTGCGCACGATCTTTATCATGGGTATAGTTCTATTGTTTCCAACACACGGCAAAACGAAACTGTTAAGAAGGTGTTCTTAGAGAAACTAAATGAGTTTAACTTACCTGTAAAACATATATTGGACGGAGGTCTAATTCTCTTGGCAACTTGTATTCCTTTGCACTACGACGACCCTGAAAGACAGTGGAGAATGTTAAGGGTTGTTAAAAATGAATTGAATAATTAAATCAGATAACCATGAAAAAGAAAACTACATACGGAACTATTGTTCCTTTAATCGGCGGAGAGAACATTGGCATAATGAATGCGCTGGATGGCCAACTTCCAGAATGGGTTCTTTCCTATAAACCCTTTGCAGCAAATGATGAACACTTTATTGATTACATTCGCGGAAAAGGATACACCGGTGAATATACTTACCTAGATGAAGAAGCTAAAGAAAACTACGTTCCCGAAAAGGTTGATGTTGTTAATACAGTTTGCCCTTGTGCCGGTCTTTCAAGCTTAAATGTAAATAGCAGTGTTGATGCTGGAGCAAACGACTGGATGTACTTAACTGCAAATTACGTTCTTGGAAAGGTTAAGCCTCGAGTATTCTGGGGTGAGAATGCGCCTCGACTATTTACTAAAGCAGGGTCACCTGTTGCTGATAAGTTGGCGGAGATTGGTAAAAAGCATGGTTATAGCCTTAACTTGTATTATACCGAAAGCCGCCTTCATGGTTTATCGCAAAAGCGTCCTCGTACCTTTTACTTCTTTACCGATTCCAAAACGGCGCCAATCTTTCCATGGCATCGCAAGACTCAGGAAAGCATTGAAGATATTCTTAGTCAAGATCCAATTAAGGATGACCCGATGAATATCACAGCGAATCAAAACTCGCCATACGATAATTCGTGGCTTCAATATCAGCTTGCCGCTACAGGAACAAAAACAATCGCTGAACTTCAAAAGACTTTTACCAAAACCCAAAATCTTATTGTTCACTCGGACGGAGGATATGATAAAGGCTTGACAGATGTAGCTGATTGGATGGAAGCCAACGGCCATTCTAAGGTTGGGGCTAGGGCTCGTGCCATGCAGACGAAACTCGATCAAGGAAAGGGGTATTGGGCTCACGGTATTACCATCCCTAAGGGAAATGAAATACCATCTTTAATTGGAGCAATGCCTTCAGCTCTACTAAATCCTTATACCGATAATTGGATTAGTATTCGTGATTGCCTTCGTATCATGAAGATGCCTGATGATTTTAAATTGGTTGGTGAAAACTTTCGTTCTAAAGTAAATCACATTTGCCAAAACGTTCCTGTTTCAACAGCTGAAGATATGATGAAGGGTGTCTTGGATTACTTGGAAGGAAGGACCGACTTTGCTCCAACTACACGCATAAGACAGAATAATAAAAAGCAAGATGTTGAAACTGAAGACGGAAGTGAGATATCAAATACTTTAGAATTGGACGCATTTTTTAATTTACATTCATAGGAATATAGTTTATAATATAGAAGAACAAATACAACAAAACATATGGCATTACTTGATAAACTAATGAAAACCACCCGTGTTAAGGGTGCGGATATTCTCGCTGATTCAAAGTTCTTTTCTGAAAAGGATCTTACTTCAACACCAGTGGGAATGGTTAATGTAGCTTTAAGCGGTAGCATTGACGGTGGACTTGCTTCTGGACTTACGGT